GCGCCGCCCGTGCGGTAAACGGACAAGGTGGCTTTGATCTCGCCAAACCGATCCGCATAGGCATTGAGGCCAAGTGGTGGATCGGTAATCGTACCGTCGTCACTGTTGGAAATCGTTACCCGGGAGTTGGGGTGCATCGTCGGCAACGACCAACTACTCCCCAGCTTGCAATGACTGAGCGTGAGAATCGCCTTATCGCGTTCGGAGCCGTCGTAAAACTCGAAAACCTGCGAAGCGTTCGAAAAATCGCAGCCCTCAAACAGCACGCTCCGACCTGCATCGGTGCCAGAAACCAAGACGTTATAGTTGGTGGCCGCTTCAAAAGTGCAATTGCGAATCAGCGCGTCGCATTGAATTCGCGTTGGCTTGCTACCCGCTGCTGAGGTCGTGAACGTGCAATTCAACAACTCCACAAACCCGCCATACCGGGTTGTCCCAATGGATGCGGCGTAAGGTGCACTAGTGTATGTATACGTGCTGTTAAAGGTGCAATTCTCGAACTTGCAATGATTGTGCGATTGGCCGCCCAACGTGCAAGACCGCTTGTGGTTGACTGTCAACCCATAGACGTAGATGTTCCCTTCGAGTTGCGTTAATCCCTCGATCGGCTCGGTCGAAATCGTTGCCCCCGCAGACAACGAATTGTCGGCCTTGTCTACGCTGAGAATGATCACCGGGTTATCGGCCGTCCCGTTCGTCCATTCAATGTAGCTCGTCGTACTCGGCAGGGTCTCCGAATGTCCATCATCGACCAGGACGAGACTACCCGCAGCCACATTCTCGGAATCTTCGAGCGAAGTCCACGCATCGGTCCACGAGGAACCATCGTCCGCCCCGGTCGCCGAACTGTCAACGTAGTAGGTCGCCACGGTTAGTCCTGCTGAAGGAACGGAGTCAATCGCGCTACGTTATCGCTCATCAGGGTTTCCAGCGACCGCATGAAGACCACGGCTTCGGTGTGTTCGGTAGCCGTCGCAATATCCGTGTCGCCGTAGTCACCGTGCGAACCGCTTTCGGCTTCGTTGGTGTAAATCAAATCCAGGCGGGCGGCTTCCTCCCGCAACGCTTGAAGTTGCGAGACGAAGTTGCGCACCCGCTGGGAGAATACCGTGTGCTTTGCAGCGTCGTACATATGTCATCGTCCTTTCAGATCACGACCGATCCGCCGTAACCGATCCCCAGCGGGTCGGCGGTGAGTTCGTTGATGAGCGTGGGGTAGTTCACCCTGTGCCCTCCGTGTTCTCGTCGTCCAGGTTGACCACCTCGACGCGATACGACTTGCCCCGTGCTTGCTCGACTTCCGCCAGCCGTCGGAGGGAATAGTCCCGAATCCGCTGCCACTCTTCGGCCATCTTCTTGTAAGAGTCCAGCTCGGCGCGGACGTGGGCTCGTTCCTCGGCCAGGTGGTCGCGATGCCGGGTCAACTCGTCTTCGGCCCGGCGTCGGCCAGACGTGTCTTGCAGGCAAAAGGCACAGCACAGCGCAAACAGCAGCGCTGCCACGGTCCAGCCGGCGATGGCAATGGCCGATAGCATCAGGCATCCCCTCCATGGCTGTGCTGCTTGTCGCACCCGTGACGTTGCAGCCCGTCGAGCCGCACGTCGTGCGCGCCGATCCGGTTGCCGTGATCGTCGAGCCGCGCCTCGTGGATGTCGATCCGCTCCCAGATCGTCTTGCGGTCCTCGTACCACTGGCTCATGTGCTGGTTGAGGCCGACCATTTCAGCAGCGATCTTCGCGAGCTGTCCATGGACCTTAAACGCCCACGTCACGGCCGGTATTAGTGTGACGGTCGCCACGAGTGCGGCCATACCTACCCACGCTTCGGCTGTCATCATCGCTTGCGCGGGCTCCGTTTGCGAGTCGCCTTGGGCTTCGGCGCCGGCTCATCGTCGCCGCCGAGCATTTCGGCCACGCGATAGGCCATCGGGTCGATCAACTGGTCGTCCCAATCGCCCGGGATTTTGTCGGTCAGCCAGTCGATCCGCTTGGCGATTTCATCCGCATACCCGCGGAGCTTGCGCAGCACCCACCAGCCGGCCAGCACGGCCAGCACGGTCGCCGACAGGCCGCCGACCAGGCCGTACTTGGCGAGCACGCCCTTGACCGCATCGCGGACCCCGCCGGCCAGTGCGCTCGGGCTGAGTGCCGCCCCGATCCGCTCCAAGAGCGATTTTTGCATCGCCTCGGTCTGCGCCTCCACGGCGCCGGTCTTGATCGCCACGGCATCGAGCGTCGCCGAAATATCATCGAGCTGGCGCGTCACCGGTGACAGGTCGGTACGCCCCTCGGCTACGGCGCGGTCGATCGCTTCGAGCTTGGCCAACACCGCCTGGCTGGGCTGGGCCTGCGGTGTGGCTGCCGGCTTGCTCTCGCGGATCGCCTGGGCGATTGCATCGAGCCGCTGGTTCGTCGCGCCCATGTCGATCGGATCGGGCACGACGACACGCGGCGGCGTCTCTTGCTTGGGCTCGGGCGCCTGATCGTCGGGCGGCAACGACTTCCAAGGCGCGTCGCCAGAAAAGCCACCGCCGCCCGGCTGAGGTTGCTGCCGGGGCTGTCGGCCGCGAAACCACTCATCCATCGGTGGCACGGGGTTGCACTGCGTTTGCTGGCCGCGTGGCGACCGCTGGAACCCGAACTCGTCATACAAGAAATGCACCGGCATCACGCCCGTCGCGCCGTGCTGATCGTCGCGGACTTGAATAATGCCGACGATCTTGGTGCCCGCCTCATCGAAGACGGCCGAACCGCTGCGCCCCCCGGCTGCCGGCGGCCGGCACCAGACCCGCGTGCCTCGGTAGCCGATAACGTGGCCTTTCCACGCCGTGGCCCACGCGCCCAGCGCACAGCCCACCGAGGTCACCGTCTCGCCGACTACGGGCGGGTCCAGGCGGCTGGCGATCGGCACGATCGGTGGCACGGGACCGCTACCGAATTGCCTCAATGGCACCGCCAGTACGGCCGCGTCGAGCCGTTGGCTGCGGGCCTCGACCGTCGCCTGAAGCGGTCGGCCCTGGTGGCCCCTGTACCAAAACTCGACCGTACAACGAGCATCCTGGCCGACGACGTGCTGGCAGGTGAGCACGTAGAGCGTCGAGTCGGTGCGAGAAAATGCACAGCCGGTTCCCATGTAGCCGCCGGCGCGGCGGACCCGGCAAGTGGCCTCGATACAGGTCGACAGATCGCCGACGGCCTGGCCGCTGAGCAGCAGCCAGAGCACGGCCCACCAGGGAAAATAGATCGCAGCGCGCATGGATAGCCTCCGTAAAAGCGATGGATTCCATGCGCAGTATCCGCCGACACGCCGCGCGGGGTCAAGACGACAAGCGGCGTACCCCCCAATGGCCGCTACCGCCGGTGCGCTGGAACTTGCCCGGCGTCGCCTGAATCGCGGCACGCACCGCATACGTTGGCACACGCAGCGCCTCGGCTACTTCGCTCTCGGTCGATGGCCCGCGCTCTTGCAAGATGCGCGCTACAGCGGTTGCCGTGGTGCTTCCGCGCGCACTCGCCGCACGCGACCAGCGCCACCCTGCCAGCGCGTAGCACCAGCGCGCCTTGGACAGCGCCGAACCGACCGAACTGCGCGTGGTGCCGATCCGCGCGGCCAGTTGCCGCACGGTAAGCGATCCGTCGGCCAGCGCCTCCCAGATCCGCTGCTGCACGCACGGCGGGTCCGGTGGGCTGGGTTCGTCGACCAATGGCGCGTCGGCCCACGCCTCGGCGACGGCGGCCACGTCGGCCTCAGTCCACGGCTTCCCGGACGCCAACCGCGCACGTCGCGCGTCGCGGATCAAGTGGCATCGCGCCTCGATTTCCGCTGGGGATGGGTCGGTCATGTCTCTTCCGTGATCGTGTGCTGAAAAGACGCGACCGGCCAGGCAACCTGTTCCTAACCGGCCGCGTTCCTCGCCCTGCCACGCCCTGCCGCGCCATGCCAAGCCCCGCCAAGCACTGTTCCTCGCCCTGCCAAACCTCGCCTCGCCGCGCCTCGCCGGGCCCCGCCTCGCCTCGTTCCTCGCCCTGCCACGCCGAGCCGAGCCACGCCTAGCCAAGCCTTGCCGAGCCGTGCCGCGCCACGCCTTGCCCAGCACTGTTCCTCGCCCAGCCCGGCCCCGCCTCGCCGAGCCATGCCGAGCCTCGCCTCGCCACGTCCCTCGCCCAGCCATGCCGCGCCGCGCCGAGCCGTGCCTCGTTCCTCGCCACGGGAGCGAAGCTAGGCCGCTTTGATCGTCGGCTTGAATTTGCCAAACGTGCCGCCAGCCTTCGGGCTAGCCGGTCGCCAATCGCACAGGCCAACCAACGCGCCCGCCTGGTTGAGGATCGTCTCGACAATCGACTGCGTGAGCCCCGACAACTCTTCGTCGATCACGGTCAGCGAGCCGTTAAGCTGCCACTGCCGGAACAAGGGACGCACCCGGATGTGCTTCGACTGGCCGATCTTGGCGCGCTTAACAAGCAACTCGAAGCCCGCCGCCTCGGCGGCCTCCAGGTGTGCGTTGAAATCGTTATTGCCAATCAGCGCGTTGAACGGTTCCACGTCGATCATCTTTTTCCCAATGCGCAACTCCCATTGCTCCTGGTCGATCATGATGCCCGCTTGCGTCTGCTTCTTGTAGGTCTCCTGCCCTTTGCCGGTGCGAACCTTCGCGCCGCCCTCGCGAAGCATCGTCATCAGGTTATCTGACGGCACGCCGACGCGCTGGGTGTCGTGGTACAGGTAGCCGAGCCACGTCCACGCCGGGCTGCGATCGTCGCCTGCATGGGAGTGTTCCCGGTTGGCAGGGTCGCTTTGCCACGCCTTGATCTTCTCGGTAAAGCCGAGGTTGTCCTGGTGCATCAACAACGGCGTCAATCCTTCCAACGTCACTTGATACTGCTTCATCGCTTCGCTCCTGTGAAAAAAGTAAGTAATCCGATACGCCTCGTTCCCTGCCATGCCACGCCAAACCAGGCCATGTTCCTCGCCCAACCATGCCGCGCCAGGCCGTGCCTTGCCGCGCCGCGCCGCGCCCGGCCCGGCCGCGCCGCGCCGCGCCTCGTTCCTCGCCGCGCCTAGCCGAGCCCCGCCGTGCCGTGCCGTGCCCCGCCCAGCACTGCCAGGCCAAGCCACGCCAGGCCAAGCCACGCCTCGTTCCTCGCCGGGCCGAGCCGCGCCTTGATCCTCGTCACTTGCTCGACAGCGACGGCAGCGCCTTCCGATTGCCGCGCACCTGCAACGCGCCGAGCACCGCCGCATTGCGGACCTGGAGCTGGTAGTGCCGCGCGCGCTCGTCCTCGGTCAGGTTGCTCGCGTCCACAAAGGATGTCAGGATCACGCTTCGCTTGGCCGCGCGGCCCGCCGAGCGCAGTTTACCCACCGCCGCGCTGTGCTTCTGCGAATCATCTAGCACAACAAAGCCCTCGCCTGGTACCGTGCCAATCGACACGCGCCCGGCCGTCGCTTCCTCGACCGCCTTACGCCACTGCTGCGTGACGGTCTTGAATCTCGTGTCGGCCTTGTTGTGGCCGATCACGCTGGCCATCTGCTCGTAGCTGATCTTGTCGCCAGCCTGCAAACTGCCGTCAGGCCAGCGGTCGCGAATCTTCTTCACGTCCGGCCCCGTCGGCACGCCACCAAAATGCAATGTCGCTTCGCTCATCATTCGCTCCTGTGAAAGTAGTACGTAGTTACACACGCCTCGTTCCCCGCCTTGCCTCGCCCGGCCCAACCCTGCCATGCCGAGCCTTGCTATGCCCAGCCGCGCCTCGTTCCTCGCCTTGCCTGGCCAAGTTCCTCGCCCAGCCTCGCCGCGCCTCGCCGCGCCGATCCCGGCCGCGCCGAGCCTCGCCATATCATGCCTCCGAAAAAGAAAACCAACGCTCCGTGTCGTCGTCTTTTTTCTTGAAATACCCCACCAACCCATCGATCGTGCAAAACACGGGCACGCCATAAAGCCTCGCGCGCTCGCACTCGATGTCCGCGCCCTGCGACTCGCCCGGCAGACGCAAAACCGCATCGGCGGCCGTCACCCACGGTAGATCGTTGGCAATCCATTCCTCGTGCGAAATGTCGAACGCCCCGGGCATGTGCATTGAAAGCATGGGATTGAGCACCGCGAAGCCGGCTGCCATCAGTGCCTTTTGAGCATCGGCGGCCTGCTTGAAATTGTGCTGCCGATCGCCCTTGGTGATCGGTCCCGACAGGTAGACTCTCCGTCGCATGGCTTGTTCCTCGTCACTTGTTGGCCAACTGCAAATACAGCAGCGTCACGATCTCGGGCATGTCGTCGAGGTAGGCCACGACGATCCAACGCTTGCCGTTACGCCGGTGCAAAACCATCGGCGGCTTGTCGCCGGCGTCGGCCTTGGCCTGCTCGAGCGCGTCGTACACGGCCAGTCGCTCAGTGCGCTTGACTTCCAGATGGATCGGCACCTCGCACACCACGTCCGGCGCGTCGTCGCGCCCGTGGTACTGGCGACCGCGGTACGCCTCGCAGCCGAACGTCTCTCCGAACTTTGCGGCTCCCTCGCGCTCGCCCCGCTTGCCCTTGTCTCGTGACATTCGGCCCATCGCTATTGCTTCCTTGTTGCTTGGTGTTGCATAAACGGTGCCAGTGCTTTCTCGGCCATGTTTTTCACGTCCGCTGCGTTCAGGCGGCCGCCGTCTACACTGGCCCATGTGTGGATCACTCGCAACGATCTGACACATTCTGCAAACTCGTTTGCGTGGGTGATCCACCCCGCATTTTTAAGCAAAGCAACCTGCTCCCTTAAGTAGTCCATCATCGCTCCTTCGCTGCTAAAACATCATCTTCTGTTATCCGGTTCTGCCCGTAGCCGATCAGCGCGTTGTACGCGGCCAAATCGTAGTCGTCCGGCCGGCTTCGTTTGAGCACCGCCAGTTGCCGCGCCTCGGGCCAGTGCTCCGTGCCGTGGATTCTCATCGTGTGGCACGCCCAGCACAGGACCAGCACGGCATAACGCTTATCGAGTGCCTTTTGCCGGTGCGCGCCGCGCGCTATTTCGTGAACGCACAAATCCCATTGCACCGATCCGCAAAGTTGCCGCTGAGGATCGTGCCCGCAAATTTCGCACCGACCGACTTCAGCGATCAACTCTTTCCGCAGCGCCTTGCATTGCCGTTGCCGTGCCGCGGTTTTTTTCGACGTGCGCCTCATGCGCGCTTTCTCCGTTTCGTGCCGATGTATTTCTCGTGCCAACCTTTCAGGTCGTTGAGCCACGCCACGCCCTCCAGCGCTCTCAACCGCTGCTCTGGTGTCAGCCCGCGCCACACCATGCTTTCCGGCTTGCCGTTCGCCAGGTGCTTCCATGCCCGTGGCAACTGCGCCTCAAGGACTTCTTCAGCCGCAATCTCCAGTGATGGCGATCCGAACGTGTCGACCAATTCTTCAATGCGAACCTGTGCCCCGCGCTCGGCGTACACCTCCACACCGGGCCGATCCACGAGCCGGCGCAACACGCACAGCACCTTGGGACGCTGGTGAATCGCAAGCTCGCACGCACGGCACTTCTCTTCTTGGAGTTCCTTCGCCGTTTCTTGCAGCACGCGCCGACCTGCCGTTGTCTGCTTCAACCACTTTTTGAGCTGGCCCAGCTTTCTTGGGATCGCCACGTTGTCTTGCCTCCGTGCCATGCTATCTCCACGCGCGCACCACGACCTAAGAATACTGTCTCTTCGCAGCAAGCGGGGCGCTCTTTGGTCGTTCATTTCCGCTCGTAAGCGTCGGAGTTGCCACACCGGGTTGTGGCTTTGCTCTCGCATACGCTCGGCTTGCTGTTGCACCGTCGATACGCTTGCCAAGTCGTGGCTGTGCGCGGCTCGACGGAACCGCGTTTCTCAATACGGCGCGCCGGCCGCTTCCGTTTCTCGTACCAGGTAGTCGCCCCCGTGCGCGCCGCGCCGCACGGTGAACGGATAGAGCACGGCGATGCGTCTGCTGCTATCCGGCGAATCGAACCGCAGCATTTCGTACTGGTGGCCGCTCAACGTAACCGTGCGCGGCACACGGTATCGCGTCCCTTGTTTCTCGCATAGCCGACGGAATATCCCGTAGCACTGACGCCAGGTGCGGCCTGATCGCCCGGCCATGTACAGCGCCTGAATCATCAGTTCCTCTGCCGACTTCAGCTTTGGCTTGCTTTGTTCCTCGCGCGTCACCTCTTTCAATTCCGAGCCATCGAACTCCAACCCCTGCCCGCGCCGCTCCTTCGGTGTCGGCTCGTAACCGCATTGCCGGCACTTGCCGCCGCGATAGATCGCGCTGCACTTGGGGCATTCGATCGTCGGCCGCGTGCCCGCGGTGCCGGGGTCCTTGGTTGTTATGTCCAGCGTCCATTCTGGATCGTCCTCGAAGAAGCCGTGCCGCTTGACGTTGCCGCCGTGATCCAGCACAAGGCAGTCGGTTTTCTCAGAGTGAACCCGGGCACCGCGGCCGATCATCTGGCGGTAGCGCACCACCGATCCCACCGCCACGCACAGTTGCACGCAGCCGATCCGTGGAATGTCTGTGCCTCGCTCGACTACTTGCACGTTGCACAGGTAGTCGATGTAATGATCGTTTAACGCGCGAAAGATGCCGCGGCGTGTGTCGTCGGGTGTGTTCCCGTCGACGTACTCGACGCGCAGCCCAGCCGCCTGCAACTGCTGCATCGCGTCCTGAGCGTGAGAGCGACGCGGAAAAAAGCCAACGGTAGGTCTGCCCTCGGCGTAGCGCTTCCAGTCGCGCACCAAGTCGCCGGCAAGGCCGTCCATGGCCTCGCATACGGAGTCCTTGGTAAACTCGTTTCCGCGCTTCACAAGCACACCGAGCCTTCCTTCCGTCGCGCGAAAGTACCGGAACGGCGCGAGATAATTGTTGCTCACAAGCCATTCCGTCGACGGGCCGGCAACGATCTCTCGATACACATCGGCCAACCCCTTGGCCTGCGGAGTCGCTGTCAAGCCGATCACGTAAGCCGGATGCAACCCAAGCTCTTCGCGCTTGGCATCATGGTACTTCAGGAACCGTGCCAGCTTGGAATGGTGCGAATGGGCTTCGTCGAATACTAGCAGATCAAAGGTAATATCCGTTCGGTAAGCGTCATCCTCGACGAACCAACTCAATAGCGTGTCGATCGACGCTATCTGTATTCGGTGCCCGTAGGCCGTGTCGCGTCCGCTCATCACCACGCCATGCGGTAGCTCGGGCGGCTCGCTGAACGACTCGATTGCGTTATCCACCAGGCCGCGGCGATGCACGCAGAAGATGCTCTTGCCGCTCGCACGCTCGCCAGGCTGCCGGTTCGCGCTCGCCCCCAACACCCACTTGGCGCACCGCGTCTTGCCGACGCCGGTCTGCGCGCAGAGGATCGCCCGGCCATGTCGTGCCAGCGACGCGCGGAGGCGATCGCGCATATCCTCTTGGTGCGGGTAGAGGGTGGGCAGTTCGTTCATTTCCATCCTTTCGCCAAAGCCAACAGTCGCTTGCAAATCGTCGCGGCTTCCTTGTGCTCTTCTTTCGCCCGCAGCAAATGCAGATCGTCGAACGCCCGTTGCGCGGCCTCAACGGTTTTGACTGCCTTTTGTTGCTGCGTCGTCAAGCGATCCTCGTCCACGTCCCCGGCCGGTTCACCGTGGGGATGCAGGCACTTCGCGCACGCCGTGCCATCCTCGTCCGTCTCCCACTTGGTGCCCGCGCAGTTCGGGCACTTGCCGTATTCCTGCGGCTCTTCATCGCTTGGTGCAACGGGCGGCTTGCTCGACGGCTTCGGTTTCGGCTCCGGGCGGGCTGCCTTTTTCGCCGCTTTTGCCGCGCCGTCGAGGGTGCCCTCCAGGAGCAAAAGTGCCGATGCCTGCGCTTTTGGCAGGGCTCCAACGTCCCTGGCAAACCGCATGTAAAACTGTGCTGTCCTTAGACTTCCGTTAAACAGCCTGTCGCACTCCGGCTCCCAGCTTCCGTGGGGTATGGCAGCTTTTGCGGCCAAAAGTTCCTGCCCCGTCTCGAGCGCGTGCTGCGTCGCCTCGCCGAGAGACGACTCAACGTAGGTATGCAGCACGTTGGCCTTGCGGAAATGGTCGTGGACTTCAGCCGGTAGCTTCGCCATGGGGTTCCTCCGTGGGTTTTTTGAGTTGATCCAGCCGGGCCTTGTACTCGCCGCGAAGCGCATCCTGTACTGGCTTTGACAGCTTCGCAATGATCTTGCCGTATTGGTTCAGATCGTCGATCGTCTCGGCCGCGGCGATGTCGCGCTTGCTGCTCTCGACTAGTTGCGATTCCTCTTCCGATAGCGTGGGTAGCGGGTAGATCGTGACTTCCGCGCGCTTGCCGCGCGCGACAGTGAGCAAAAACGTGCGCGGCTGGTCGAGGCTGGAAAGGTGGCTGATCCGTATTCCGCCGACCTTGACGCCGCCCCACATCACCTCGGGATCACAGAAGAGCGTCATGCGTTGACCAATCCAGTCTTTCGCATCATTTCCAAACGTGGCGATCAACACGCGGCGCATCGTCTTGCAAGGCTTGTACGGGCGGTGCCCGTCAATCTCGATCACAATCGGTTGTTCGCGGTCCCCGCTGCGCACTTTAGTTATCGTTGTCGTGATCGGCCCGGCGACCAGATCGTCTGCGTTAAGCTGGTCCGACTTCGGCACGATCGACGCCAGCACTTCCTCGCGTGTCGGGTAACTAGTCATCGTCAAACCTCACCTTGTCTTGAGTTGTACCAATGGAAACCAACTCGTGCCGCACACGCTCCACCTGGCTTTCAAGACGTTCGATTTCGCCAAGCAGCAGTAGCAAGCACTCGGCAATGCGCGCTTGGTATTTCAAGTCCGGCTCCACACGTCGAACGAACGGCGTAAGCTCCGGGTGAAACACCATGAAGTCACACCACGCCCGGCCGGTGATCAGCAGAAGCCCTTGTATCTGCGGTTTGTAGGTGATGGGGACGCGACCGTCCGCGTGATACTGAATGAGCGTTTCCGGAGCGGGGCATTTGCACTCGATAATTCCGTCGTTGCCAACCAGCCCATCCGGTGAGCCACCGTAGGCATCCGTGCCGTCCGGCAGCACGAAGCCCACGCGCTGTACTTGCTCGCCTGTGCTCTTCTCGTAGGCATGAATGGCGTTGGGCTCTTGCTCCATTCCCCATTCCATCCAGTACGTCGGCGGCGGCTCGGTGTAAACTCCCAACCGCTTAGCCACGATCTTCGCCGCGTAGCCTGTCGCTTGGCTTGAGTAATCCGCTTTGGCAGGCGTGATGAACTTGCCAAACTCGCTCGCTGTCGGCCTGTTGCGCCACCGCTCCCATTCCTCGTTGCCCTGTACGCAGTCAATGATTCGCATCGCATCACTCCGTTACAGCTGTCAATTCCTCGTCCGCGCTGGCCTCCGCCGTGAGCACCACGACGCGCCGACGCTTGGCGTGCTCCACGATCTCGCGCCGGTGGATCGGGTCCAGCCCCTCCCATACCTCCTGGGACAGCGTGAGCAGGCCCGTCTCGGGCATCGCATCGCACACGATATCCAATGCGATGCGGCCGCGCTCGCCCTGAGAAAGCTCGCTGTAATAGGTTGTGCCGCGCTTTGTGTCGAGCACCAACCGACCCGACTCGACGCGCAGCGTATCGCACGATTCGGCGATAACGTCGCTCAGCACATCGTCGGTGCCGCGCGCCGCTTCGCGCAGTAGGTGTGCCTGTCGCTCGTGCGCTGCTTGCTCGTCCCTTGCCGCCTGCGCCTTTGCCAACGCCTGCTTCGCGCGACGCACCACCACGCCTTGCTCAATGGCGTTGCGTGCATCGGCAAC